CTTTGGTCTTAATGCAATCAAAGGCGTATCTGATAAAGTATTGACCCATCTTCTTGAGTTTAGACAAGAAGAGTTTGCCAATAAAATCGACTGTTTTGATGGAGCAAAAGAAGCTGGTGTCAATATCGGTGTTCTTTCGTCGTTGATTCAAGCTGGTACGCTTTCTAGCTTCAGCGAAAAACGATGCCGTTTGGTTCTTGAAGCTCAGACTTATAATATTCTAACAGACAGAGAAAAGCGTAATGTTAAGCTAGTGGGGTCAAAATATAATTACGATGTTCTCAACTCTATCGCTGATTTAGTTAAAAACAAATCAGTTGGAGATGACGGTAAGCCATTCATGAAGGAAAGTCGTTATGAAACATTTAAAAATAAGTATGAGCCGTACAAAAAGATTTACGACATGAATAAAAAATACGAGAAGTTCGCTAATTGGTTTTTTGAAAAGCGTCTTCTTGGCTATAGCTACACTCATAAATTAAAAGAAGTTTTTAATGACGGAGAGGATAGACTTCACAATACCTACGAGGCTTCCCAAGTAGAAGTTCGCCAAAATGTTAAAATGGTAGGCGTCGTCAAAGAGTCTCGTAAAAAAGTTAGTAGGGCTGGTCGTCCATATTTATTGGTTAAAATTTCAGATGAGTATGGTCAAATGACCTGCCGCTTGACTGATGGCGGCAGAGACGATAAGTTTACCCAGTACTATGAAGGTGGAGGCAAAACTCCAAAGGAAGATGATATCGTTGTGGTTTACGGCTCAAAAGCCGATGACTCAATTTTCCTAAATGGCTTGACAATCCTCACAGAAAAGATATACACAAAGTTATCACAGATCGAAACTTAAGTGTAAAAATGAATACAGTGCAAGATATTAACTTCACTCCTAAAGTAAGAAGAGCTTTAGATGTCGCCAAGCAGCGTTGTGCAGAAAATAATCAGCAAGAAATTACTGACGAGTTTTTGCTACACGCGATTCTTTTTTCAGAATCGATGATCGTCAACATGGTATTTCAATCGCTTTCGATTGAAATCAAAGACGTTATCTTCGCCTTATCTAAAACTCTTCCTTCAAACAAGAAGAAGATATCTGCAACTTCGATCAAGTATAGCCAAAACGTAATTAAAATTGTCAACGAGTCTTACGCTATATCTCAAAGTTTTAAGCAGAACTATACTGGAATAGAGCATGTGTTTCTTGCTCTATTGAGAAATTCAGACAACATAAAGAAGTTCTTTAAAAAGAATGGCGTCGATGTCGGATTTATTTCCGAGAAAGTAGAGAAAGAATGCAAGATGCTTTCTAATCCTGTTAAGAAACCAGTCCAACAAAGAGGCCAATCTCAACAAGATAATTTAATTTCTGCTTTTTGTTCTGACTATAATCAGATGGCGGTAGACAATGGGTTTGATAATATTTTCTTCAGGGAAAAGGAAGTTGCAAAAATGTCAGAGGTTCTTTGCAGAAAACAGAAAAAGAATGTAATTTTAATTGGAGAACCCGGTGTTGGCAAAAGCGCCGTTGTTGGTCTTTTGGCTAAGAAGATTGTTTCTTGCGAATGCACAGAGTTCTTGCTGAATAAAAAGATCATATCTCTCAATCTATCTAATCTTATTGCTGGTACTAAATTACGCGGCGAGTTTGAGGAAAGATTAGTTAAGACGATGAACGAGATCAAAAACATGGGCAATGTAATCGTGTTTATTGACGAGGTTCACAATGTCATAGGCATGGGTAATGATGCTGGTTCTATGGATGCCGCTAATATTCTCAAGCAGTACTTAACTGCTGATGAGTTAGCTTTTATTGCCGCCACAACTCAAACCGAATACGAGAAATACTTTGTTAAAGATGGTGCAATGAATCGCCGCTTTGAACCCATCTTCGTGTCAGAACCTTCTAAGGAAGAAACTTTTAAAATCTTAAAGTCGCTAAAGGGATTTTATGAGAAGTTTCATATGATTCATTATAGCGATAACGTGATCACCGATATCGTTAATGTTTGCGAAAAGTATATTCCGTCTCGTAGGTTTCCAGACAAGGCTATTGATTTGATGGATCAAGTAGGATCTAAGGTAAAGATCAGATCGTTTTCTCGCCCCAAGGAAATTAAGGACGTTGAGAAATTAATTGTTGAGTTTGAAAAACTGGCCCCAGACGATGTTAAAGAAAATCACCTTACTAACATTATTCATGATTATGAAGCCAAGTATGATACTTGGGTAGAGTCAGTAAAAGGAAAGGTCTTTAAGGCTAAGACTAAAGACGTTTATGAGGCTTTATCCGATAAGATTGGCAAGTTCATCGACAACAAGTCAGACAATGACGGAATCAAAAACATTCTGTCCAATCTAAAAAAGCATGTCTTTGGTCAGGACGAAGCTCTTAAAAAGATTTCTGACTGCGTTCTTAGAAGTTCATTCGGCCTAGCCAAGACAACTAAACCGCTTGGTAACTTTATGTTCATTGGCCCAACTGGATCTGGCAAGACCCACTTGGCAAGAACGTTAGCTAAACAAGGGTTTGGAGACGAGGCTAATCTTTGCGTGATTGATATGTCTGAATTCATGGAGCAGCATTCTGTTTCTAAGCTTATTGGTTCACCTCCAGGTTATGTCGGTCATGGAGAGTCAAGCATTTTATGGTCGCATCTTGATAAGCATCCATCTTCAGTATTCTTATTTGATGAAATTGAAAAGGCGCATCCTGATGTAGTTAATGTTCTTTTGCAAATCATGGATAGCGGTCAACTTACAGACTCTACTGGTAGAAAGATGAGTTTCAAAAATTCTATCATTATTATGACTGGCAATGTTGGGTTCCAAGTCAATGACAATAAAAAGATTGGATTTGGAGCCACACCCAACGAAAAGCCAAGCAAAGAAACTGTAATGGAAAATCTGAAAAGATTTTTTAGACCAGAATTCCTAGCCAGACTTAATGATATTGTTATATTTGATGAACTGAAGAAAGAATCTTTAATTAAAATTGCTGAGACTGAGTTTAGTTTGATCAAGGACTCTTTAAAACAAAACGAAACATCTATTTCTTATTCCGCTGATTTGATTGACTTTATTATTAATAATACAAAAGACAGCAATACTGGCGCCAGAAAGATTATCTTTTTCATCGAAAACGAACTAAAAACCAAGATAGTTGATATTCTATCAATTAATAATTATAATCAAATTAGAGTATCAGTTAAAAATAATCAAATTCATATCGATGGAAAGACAAAGAAATCTTTTGCGACATGCGGTAAAAGATAATACTATTTTACCCATAGAGCATGAAATGCTCTGCTTCGTTTGCGAAAGAATAGAGAGGGATGGCAAAGTAAAGGTTTCGTATAAAGAAAAGGTCGATGCCCAACCTTTATATGACTCGTATCTTATCGTGGCTAACGATAAGCCATATTTATTAAAAATAAATCTTTCTCCAGACCTGCCAAACTTCTGGAAAGAACTATGCTCAAATAACTTTGAGTTCCATCCTAAGATAGTTTCTTATTCAAAAGAAGAGGACGAGTATAAATATATTTGTTATGAAATGCCCAAAGGAATGTTTGCGTCTGATATATCTAATTATATTTTAGCTCCCAAGTTAAATCTTCAAAGAAAGTTTGCGTCGTCTTTAAAAAAGATGCATTCAGTAAAGTTAAAAGACGTTGATTGCACAGCAGATATATTAAATAGTATGTTGCCAATTGAGTCTTCGATGATATGGAATAAATATCCTACAGTTGAGCTTTTTTCTGAAGTTAAGGTCGCCTTTGCTCAAGCTTATAAACCTTCTACAGATAGATTAGGTCTTTGCCATTTTAATTTAACTGGTGACAGTATAATTGATACCGTTGACGAATTTAAATTCATTGATTTTGAATACTCTGCAAATGGTAACTATATAATTGATTTATTACTCGCCAAAGAGACTTTGAACGCATCAGATGCTTCGTTTGATCTTTTTACTCAATTTTACGGTATAAGTAAGGAAGAAATCAAAGATTATCTTGATGCCGCAGATATGTTTAACTTTGCCTACTTCAATTCAAAAATCGTAGCTGAATATATGACCTTTGGATTAAGAGATACAATTAAATTAAAATTATTAATTAATAAAGCAGGGGAGATGTACGAAAGAGTAAAGGATAAGCTTTTTGTTTCAAAAACGCTTGACAAAAATATTACCTACATCTATAATGCTTGGAAATTATGAATAATACACGTTCTAATCGCGCACTTAACACGATTCGTCTCACTAGTGGACGTTTCTTTGGCCTTGAGACCTCTACCGAGGTCATCAATGCTCGTCTTGTCAACTTTGGCTCCTCTTTCCTCACCGTAGAGGACCGCAATACTGGCCGCAATCGTCGATTCGCAAAGAATCAGGTAAAGGCTGTGACCTTTCGAGGATCAAGGTATACAAGCTCCCGATAACAATAACCCCCGAGAAATCGGGGGTTTTTTATTAAATATTTGTGTAAATATAAATATGCCAATCCCAACACCGAAAAAGAACCAAGAAGAGGATGAGTTTATTGCTTCATGCATGTCTTCTGAGACAATGCTGAAAGAATACCCAAATCAAAAACAAAGAGCAGCTATCTGCTATTCTCAGTTCCGTCGTAAAAAGAAAAAGACCGAAGGTTCTATGGACGAAACAAAATGGGATGAAAATGATGTTTCTAAAGTTATCATAGAGTGAGTAAGTAGACAATAATATAGGTAAATCTTAATTCAAATCAACAATGATTGATTTTAAAATAAAAATTTCCAGTTTAGATTGTATTCCATTGCAAAATGAATTTTCTAATGTTGTGCAAACGATTCATTGGCAAATTAAAGCGTCTGAACTTAAAAACTTCGAAGATCCTGATCTTGGCTATTACACCGCCATAGAGGCAGGAGCAACTCAAATTGATCCTATATCTCCTTCTGGAACATTTATCCCATTTGATTTACTCAATACTGGAATAGTTTTTAATTGGCTAGAAGCAAAATTAAATATTTCTGGAGTTGGTGGCATTTATTCTGGCCTTTCGGATCGAATAGAAAAACAAAAAAATCCTTCAATTATTCGTAAACAAATTGGCGTTACTGGATACGAAGCAATTAGTTAATATATAAAAAATTTAAACTACCATGATTACTTATAGATGGGAATTCCCCGCTTTAGACTGCGCTCCACTTGAGAGTGGATTAGCTGATGTAATTAAAACAATTCACTGGAGAATCACTGCCATTGAGCCAAAGAATACCGGAGAACTCGCTAGTGGCGAATCTCCCGAATATTATTTCGCTTCCAGCATTGGCACTGTATCTCTTGATCCCGTAACCGACTCTGGAGCCTTCGTTGCATTTGATGCAGTTACTACTGGAATGGCCGCAGAATGGGTCTCTTCAAAGATTAATGTAACTGGCGAATTTGGCCTTCAGTCTGGCCTTGTCGCAGAGATTGAGCGTCAAAAGAATCCTCCAATTGTCCGTAAACAAATTGGTGTTTCTGGTTCATTCCCTGTTTAATACAAAATCTAAATAGACTTTAAAGGCGCACTTTAGTGCGCCTTTTTTGTTTATTTAAGTTTAATTTTATAGCTGTTAGTTTATAATTTTGACTAACATGCGCCTTAACTTTTATAAACCCAATAAGTCAAATACAGGAACTGCTCTTTCTTTCAATGTTGCGCCTCCAAAGGATCAAACAAAAGGCGAGACCCCAGATCTTTATGTAAGTTTCGTGAAGCAAGCTGGATGGAATGACGAGACAAAGAAGGGGTCTTTTTCCGAGAACGCTAAAAATCCAGAGAAGACTGCGGCGTTGAAACTTAATCAAGTTGAGGCTGCGTCAATGATTCGTGCAGTAAGAGAGTCTGCAAAGTTCTCCACTGTTCATGCTTATCAAGGATCTACTACATCAATCATGTTCGGCCCTTACGTTAAGAAGAGTGGCGATAATGCATTTTCTTTTTCTATTAAAAAGGGCGAACAGTCTTTTCTTATTGGCTTTGAACTTGGAGAAGCTGAACTCGTAGCTCAGTATCTGGAAAATTATCTTCGCAAAAGCTTCGAAGTTTCAGAATGAAAAAGACCGTAGTTTTCCACAGTAATCATAGCCGAATCTTTACTGGATTCGGTAAGAATATGAAAAATATTCTCAGGTATCTTTATAGAACTGGGAAATATAACTTAATTGAATTCGCTAACACCAGAGAAAAAGAAGCTCCAGAGCTTGAAACTCTACCGTGGAAAGCTGTTGGAACACTACCAGAATCTTCAAAGCTTCAAGAATTTTCCTCTGATCAGGGTAAACTTAGAACCGCTACCTATGGATTGATGGAGATAGATTCTCTCATCAAAGAGTTCCGACCTGATTTTTATATTGGCATAGAAGACATTTGGGCGTTGTCACCATTGGTTGAAAAGAAATGGTGGAATAAAAATTGCATGATTTGGACTACTTTAGATTCTTTGCCGCTCTATCAAGATGCGGTGAAAATCATTCCAAAGGTTAATCATTATTATGCTTGGGCCTCTTTCGCATCAAAAGAGGTTGAGCGTCTAGGTTATCCAGCAGGATCTATTAAAACATTAAGAGGTGCAACTGAAACATCGTCGTTTTATAGACTGCCAGATGAAGCTAGAAAAGCTTTAAGGTCAGAGTTTAAACTGACAGATGAATTCATTATTGGTTTCGTTTTCAGAAATCAATTGAGAAAAAGCGTCCCTAATCTCTTGCAGGGGTTCAAGCTCTTTAAGGAAAAAAATCCAAAATCAAAAGCCAAGTTGCTATTGCACACCCATTGGTCTGAAGGCTGGGATATTCAAAAACTCATAAAGGACAATGGTTTAAAAAATGAGGATATTTTAACAACGTATTTTTGCAAAAAGTGCAAACAGTTTGAAATCAAGCCATTCGAAGGGCAAAAGATCTCTTGCAAATTTTGTGGAGGTAAAGATACCGTAGAAACTACGAATGTAACTAATGGCGTAAGCGAAGCCCAACTTAATGAAGTTTATAATTTGATGGACGTTTACTGCCACCCATTCACAAGTGGTGGTCAAGAGATTCCAGTCACTGAAGCGAAGCTAACTGAATTAATTACTTTGGTAACAAATTATTCATGCGGAGAAGATTTCTGCACTGAAGAAAGCGGCGGCTTGGCTCTTAATTGGAAACCCTACTACGAACCAGGAACTAATTTCATTAAAGCTACAACCTTGCCAGAATCAATTTGCGAAAAGCTGGAAAGAGTTTATAAGATGCCAGCTTCCAAAAGAAAGGATATGGGCAAAACTGCAAGACAGTTTGTTCTGGATAATCTATCAGCGGAGGTCATAGGCAAGAAGCTGGAAGAGATTATTGATAATGCCCCAAGCGTTGAATGGAATTATAATTCAGAATTCCAACAGAGAAACGCTAATTATAATCCACCCGAAATCGAATCAGATACAGACTGGCTCATAAATATATATAAAAACATATTGCTTATGACAGTGGATGCCAATGATGACGGTGTGAAAGGCTGGCTTGATCAAATTAAAAATGGAAGAACTAGAGATCAAGTGCTTGAGTATTTTAAAAAGGTCGCCATTAAGGAGAATAATGAAAACGCTAAAGTTGAATTTTCCGACTTACTTGATAAAGACGACAAAGGTAAAAGAATATTATTTGTGATGCCGCAAAGTGCAGGAGACGTTTTCATGTCAACCTCATTGCTGCCATCAATTAAAAAACTTTATCCAGACTATAATATTTATTTTGCCACCAAGCAAGAATATTTCGACATCCTAGACTTTAATCCATTTGTCCATAAGAAACTTGTTTTTAATTCTTTCATGGAAAATCTTTTGACTATGGAAGGTCACGCCAATGGAGACGGATATTTCGATATCGCTTACTTACCTTACATCGGAACTCAAAAGATATTTGATTATCAACATAACGGCAAGGACGTAATAGAACTTAACACAAGAAACTAAAATGCATTTATTAGACAGGTACGCTCTTTCATGCGGGGTAAAAATAACAAAGCCGTTTATTTTTGAGGCTTATTATCCAATCCCACTGGATAAATACATAGTGTTTCAAACCAGCGGCAAAGGAAACTCTCGGCAATATGACTATTGGCCTAAAGTCTTTGCTTTTATTAAGGAATACGCTCCTGAATATAAAATCGTTCATGTGGGATTGCCAGAGGATCAATCTGTGGCAAATGTAGACTTAGACATAAGAGGCAAGACAAACATCAAACAACTTGCGTTTGTGATTAAAAATTCGTCTCTTTATCTTGGAGTTGATAGCTTGTCTGCGCATTTTGCTGGATTTTTTGATCGAAAAATGGTAACTCTTTATTCTTACTGCTACGCTCAAAACTGTTATCCAATTTGGGGCAGCGAGGAAAACAAATCTTTGATTGAAGTTGATTGGGAGAAACATGGCAAACCATCTTTCTCTTTGAAGGAAAAAGATAAAAAGATAAATACGATCATGCCAGAAGCGATAGCAAAAGCTGCACTGGATAAGCTAGGAGTTATTAATGACTTAGAAAAAGTAAAAACTCTTTTTATTGGTGACAGTTATCACACTCCAGTTATAGAAATCATTCCAAATGGTGGGCCGCTGCCAGCAGTGATCAAAGATAAGATTTGCAATATTAGAATGGATTTATTTTTTAATGAAAAATTCATCCCATCGTTAGCTACTGTTTGCTTTTTAAATTTAATTACTGATCAAGAAATTTCTCTTGACATCATCAGCAAGATAAAAACAAAAATCGCTGCGCTCACAATCATCGCTTCAGACAAGATTTCCGTTTCTTACCTAGAAGAAATCAAATCTTTGGGTATTAAATTAATTTTAATTGCAGAAGATAATCAAGATTGGGGACGGCTTGCTGAAAAATTCTTTGACTTTGGGCTTGACAAAGAAGATTTTTTTGGTAAAAAGGATATAGAAAACTCAGATCAGGTAAATGAAGACTGCATTTTCTCATCAGAAAAAATTGTTATTTCGGATGGAAAAATTTACGCTTCAAAACTATCATGGAAAAATGATCAACCAAAGGTTGACAGATATTCAAAAGTAGTTGATCATCCTGACTTCTGGGAAGAGGCAGAACACTTCTATATTCTTAAAGATGAGCGAAACACCAAAAATCGACAGGCCATCAGTTCGTGATGAACGCGGACTTATCAACAATGTAAACTACATCTTTAATAAAGATGGTACAGTAAATTGGCGCGCAATGGTCAACCCTACGCACCTTTACCCAAATAAAGATTGGTTCAATCGTAGAAACCAACCTGTTCCAGAGACAGGCGATGGTCTTCGCGACGAACAGCTTCTGATTAAGCTGGGGGGAATCAAGGAGGTCGCAAAGCTTCGTGGCTATTCTCGCGTTCAATTCCAGTTTCCAAAGCTGGAGCGTGATTATGTCGTAGCTTCATGTTCTATTGATTGGATCAATAATTTCGAAACTAATGTTAATAGCTCAGAAGATGAATGGACTACGATTTCGTCTATGGATGTTGCAAATGCAACTTTTGAAAATACAGATGGCTTTGGGCAAAAGTTTCTTGAGACTATTGCGGCAAACCGTTCCTTTGTTCGCACAGTAAGAAATTATCTTGGAATTCATATCGTTGGTGAAGATGAAATTGCCAAAGGCAATGGAGCCAAAGCCTCCGCTCTAACTGTAGATGGATCTGCTGATGTTTCTCCGCAAGGAATTCTTAGCAAAAAATTTGCTGAAACTGGAGGCGAATTCTCAGACTTCAAAAAGTGGCTTCGTGAACTTTGGAAAGACGAATCTTATCGAAATGAAGATGCAGCCAATTGGAAGTCTTGGTCAGATATCCCTTCGAAAGAAGCTCGCGCACTTCTTAAATTCATTAAATAATGGTTAAGAGAATAATGGATATCAAGGAACTCCGCTCCATCTTAACTGAGATGGAGCAGGGTGATCTTCTGCAAAAGGTTCTTAAAAAGCAGCGTCATGTTGCTGGGGATTGGAACATCGATCATCTGAAAGATCAGATATATCAGATCCTTTTATCTTTCAAGGAAAATGCTGTTGTCTTTGTTCATTTTGAAAATGACAAACCTACATCTATTTTTGTAGGTATAATTACCCAAGATTGGGCTTGCGGTAAAATGGGTCTAAATGAAATCATTTGGGTCTCAACTAGCAAGTCAGGCATTGGAGGCTTCAGAGTAATTGAAGCTGTTGAAAAACATATCGTTGCAAAAGGTATTGACTTTTTGTCGTGCCATTATATGTCTAATGGCGGTGATCCAAGAATCCAAATGTTTTATATGAACAACGGATTTAGTTTGGATACACTAACTTTTGTTAAGCGTTACAAATAATTCTAGCCAGAAATTTTCTTTCATGGCTGATTGTGGTTTTCATGTAAAACCATTTACCCTATTTTACTTTTTATGAAAAAATTAATGACAGTAAAGAAGAGAAGCGGAGAAATTGAGAAGTTCGACGCCGATAAAATCAATAAAGTTCTTGAATGGGCTTGCACTGGCATCAACGATACCTCTTTTGAGGAAGTTGCTATGAATGCAAACCTTTCTTTCTTTGATGGAATCTCATCTAGAGATATCCACAACACATTGATTGAAGCTGCTGCTGGATTAATTTCTGAAGAAAAGCCTCAGTATCAATATGTTGCTTCTCGTCTTTTAAATTATCAATTACGCAAAGAAGTTTGGGGCGGCAAAAATGCCCCCAAGCTTATTGATTTCGTAAAAGATAATATTAAAAATAAAGTTTATGATCCCGCCATTCTTGAATGGTATGATGAGCGTGAGTTTCATAAGTTCGATGAATGCCTTCGTCATGATCGTGATTTTATTTTTACATACGCTGGCATTAAGCAGCTTTGTGAAAAGTATCTAGTTCAGAACAGAACTACCAAGAAGCTATACGAAACCCCGCAATTCGCCTATATGCTTATTGCAATGACCTTGTTCAAGGATTATAAGGGTGATCGGACTAATTATATCAAGAAGGCTTACAATTATTTTAGCCAACATAAGATTAATCTTCCCACGCCAATCATGGCTGGAGTTAGAACAACTCTAAAGTCTTATGCTTCTTGTGCCTTGTTCAGCGTAGATGATTCGTTGGATTCTATCTTCGCTAATAATAGCGCCATTGGTTTTGCTACTGCAAATCGTTATGGCATCGGTATTAACGCAAGTCGTCTTCGCGCCGTCAATGCGCCAGTTAAGGGTGGCATGGTTAGTCATACTGGACCAGTTCCATTCCTTAAGATGTTTGAGTCTACCGTGAAGTCTTGCCATCAGAACGGCATTCGTGGTGGCTCGGCAACAGTGAATATGGCTTGGTTCCATCATGATATTGAAGACATTCTTGTTCTAAAGAATAACGCTGGCACTGATGATAACCGAGTTCGTAAGCTTGATTACTGCATTGGGTTTGATCGTACATTTTATGATCGTCTAATTAAAAACGAAAGCATCACTCTTTTCTCTTATCATGAGGTTCCAGAACTTTGGAATAGCTTTGGTATGCCCGAGTTTAAAGAGCTTTACGAAGCGGCAGAAAAGAATAAGTCTCTCAAGTTTAAAAAGATAGTAAATGCTCGCGATCTGTTCTTCTTGTTCTCTAAGGAGCGTGTAGAAACTGGCCGCATTTATTTGATGAATGTTGACCATGCAAATTCACATGGCTCTTGGAATGCCCAAGTAGATACCAGCAATCTTTGCCTTGAGGTTAATCATCCGCTCAAGCCAATCAAAGATTTGAATGATCCTAATGGAGAAATCGGCGTTTGTATTTTATCTGCCGTTAATCTTCTTGAAGTAGTTAAGGATGAGATGGAATCTGTATGCGAAATTATTGTTCGTATGCTTGACGCCCTAATCGATCATCAAAATTATTTCGTTCCTGCCGCTGCTAATTTTGCCAAGAATCGTCGCAGTCTTGGAGTTGGCGTCAGTAATCTCGCTGGCTATCTTGCTAATATTGGAGTTAAGTATACCGATAAGAATGCTGCCAACAAAGCTGCCGCTATCATGGAACTTGTGAGTTATAATCTCATCAAGGCTTCAGTTAAGATGGCTCAAGAAAAGGGTCCATGCGCTTTGTTCTCTGAAACAAAGTTCTCAAAGGGCGTTCTGCCAATTGACACTTATTGCAAGAATATTGATGAGTTCGTTACTGAAAAGCTTCATTGCGATTGGGAAGATCTGCGAAAGGAAATCAAAGCTCACGGTATGCGTCACAGCACTTTGACTGCTTTGATGCCTGTCGAATCTAGTTCTGTAATTCAATCATCAACTAATGGCATTGAGCCTCCACGCTCATTGATTTCTTATAAGCGTTCAAAGGCTGGTGTTATTCCTGTTGTTGTTCCTCATATCAAAAATAACAAGGATAATTATACTCTTGCATTTGAAATGCCGAACAATCAAGGATATTTAAAAGTAGTTGCTGCTCTTCAAAAGTTTGTTGACATGAGCATTTCAACTAACCTTTATTACAACGCCACTCGCTATCCAAATAAAATTCCAAGCCAAGGAGAACTTGTTGGAGACTTAATGTTGGCTTATAAGTATGGTATTAAAAATCTTTACTACACAAATACGTTTGACGGCGACACGCAGACCGCATTACATACGAAACAAGAAGTTAAACAAGAAGTAAAAATCGAAGAACCGCAAGATGACACCCAAGGCTGCGCGGGTGGAGCTTGCACCCTATAAAAATGAAAACCGTACTTAACACTGTAAACGTGGACTCACTTAAACAACCGCTCTTCCTTGGCGAAGACTTGGCGATTCAAAGGTATGATCGCTTAAAGTATCCCAAGTTCTATGATCTTTATGATCAACAGATTAATTTCTTCTGGCGACCACAAGAAGTTAATCTTACAAAGGATGCGGCTGATTACAAGAACCTTTCTCCAGAAGAGAAGTTTGTTTTCGACAGCAATCTGCGCTTCCAAACTATGACAGATTCAATGCTATCCCGTAGCATTAACTCTCTTTCTGATTACGTCAGCAATCCAGAACTTGAGATCTGCATGAATGTTTGGTCATTCTTTGAAACTATTCACAGCAATAGTTATACATATATCTTGCAGAACGTTCATCCTGACGCCACAAAGTTCTTCGACTCTATTTTGGATGATAAGGAGATCGTCAAGAGGGCGCAGTTTATCTCCAATAAATACGACGCTTTGCTTAATACCAAGAGCAATGATCCAAGGCAGCAAATCTTCGATGCGCTTCTTTCAACCCAGATCACCGAAGGGGTAACCTTTTATGTTTCATTCGCTTGCTCATTTTACTTTGGGTATCGCGGAAAGATGGAAGGGAACGCTAAAATTATTAATTTAATTTCGCGTGATGAAAATCTTCACGTTGCGATCACTCAGAACATCATGAAGATTCTTCGTGATCAGCCAAAGGAAGGCTTCCAAGATATCTTTAAAAAGAATGAAGATCGTATCTATGAAGCTTATCGTATGGCCGTAGATGCAGAAAAAGACTGGGCCGATTACTTGTTCTCAAAGGGAAGCTTGATCGGTCTTACTGCTGATTCCCTCAAACATTATGTTGAATGGCTTGCTGATAATCGCCTTACTTCAATGGGATACAAGAAGCTTTACAACGCTAAAGGTAATCCTATTGCTGGATGGTTGGACAGCTTCTATGACAGCAAGAAGATTCAAGTTGCTCCACAAGAGACTGAAATCTCTTCTTATGTAAAAGGCGTAGACAGTAAGATTGACGAATCCGTATTCGATATTAAGTTTTAAACGCTCAGGACACTTCCTCTTGGATCTGTCCAACCGTTTTCATCGTTAATAAGAGTTACGCGCTCATCTTTTCTAAGGATGGAGATCAATTCTCCATCCTTATATTTTATATAGATTAAGTGCTGGCCCTTGTTAATAAAGGTATAAGTTAAGTTTGTTGGAACTGAACTTGGCAAGATTACCGTTGAGTTGCTTTGAGTATCGAATACAATTATTCTTCTGCCTAAGTCATTTTCAGTAACATAATATGGACTTTCTATACGAACAACTTTGCCATTTGTGCCAATTGTCGTAACACCATTATATTGAAATACTGTATTTAATGCCGCATCTCCAGCGCCAATTGCAGTCCAGTTTACAGATTGCCCAAGACTTACAATTTTATAATTGTAATTCTTTGTCATATCATCTGGGTCTATCTGGATTGTTTCTTCATCAGCGCCGCCATCAAGCGTAACTCTTGTATGTAGTACGCCAGCAATTTCTTTTGGAGATGGCTTTAGGAAGCCACTTACAACATTTGAAATTGGGCCGTAGCCGAAATCATCTTTTGCAAGCAATCTAAAATAATACCAATTTCCTGTTTCTGGAGATTCTAATCCATCTAATTCGTCAACCGAAAACGAATTAACATATGATCTTGTGTTTTGCAATTGAATATTTTTAAAGAATGTCTTTGACTTGCCAGCCTGAGAGGTCAAATCGACATCAAAAACTCTTTTTACTTTACCATTTGACCCCGCTGGAGTTGTCCCATTGTAAATAAATTCAACTCCAAGTTCTGCTATTGGCGCTCCCATTGCAGTCCAGTTTACTGTTGCGCCTAAACTTGTTATTTCATAAGTTTGGCCTAATGTCATGGATTGACCATTAACGATAGTTATAATATCTGGATAACCTACTCCAGTATATAATTCTACAGATAGAACATCTTTGTTTGAAGCCGCTGAATAACAATTAAATTCTATTCTACCATCAGCTACTTTTTCTGGGAAGATAGTAAAAGCTAATCCAGAAAAGCCAGTTTGATTAGATGGAATTGTTGATAAGTCAGATATACCTAATATATTACCTTTTGTTTTTGGTATAATTCTGCCTTCAGTTTGACCAAAAGCTTGATAATGTTCTTTACCAAAGCTCTCTGGCGTTGCATTTTTATCTCTCTTTAAAACATCGTCATAATAATAATTAGTTAGATCTTCATAAGAAAAGACATAGGCGGCATAATCATTATCAGTTCCAACTCCCTTTTTGTTAATGGTTATGCCGTTATCAACAACAGATCCATTGCCAGCCAATCCTTTAGCATAAGCGAAAGCAGCTACAATATCTTCATAGATGGGAATTCTTGTTTCATCTTCGCTTCTGAGTAATGCTCCGTTTGAATAATTTCTTAAACCAGAACCAGTTACAATACCATCAGTTCCACTATTCCAAACCGCTGTTCTTGCAAATGTTTGATTGCCATATATCCCTGTCAGTATATAGTAAGGTGAATTTTGGAAGCAATCTACAACTTCAATATCAGAATACTCTGGCGGAATGTTGTACGCATTATAGGTTCCAGTAAAAGTTTTATTATTTATATCTGTCACTTCAACTCTTAAACCAAAGTTTCTTGAATCTTCAACAGTTTCCCAATTGCTGTCTTCTCTATTTATAAACTTTTTATTATCATTGATATCTATCTTATAAGAAAAGCCCTGATAATTTTGTTCTTGATGTAAAACATTTCCGCCAATATCTAGAACAGAAATCTTTACTTTTGGCGTAAAATTCAAGAAAGGATTTTTACGCATAGACTCGACTGAATTAATAACTCCTCCAGTTGGGTCCATATAAGCCCATCTGAAAACTAAATCCCTTGAAGTAAAGTTACCATTTCCTGCTCCAACATGAGTTGTGCCATTATGAGAAACGGAATACTTAAGACTATCAGTATCTGCTGTTTCAACGTACATTCCGCTTACGAAAACAGATTGCATAGTTTGCCCACCAACAGATAAACTTGCTGGTGGCAACACTTGGATTGATGCTCCTAAGTTATCTTCAGATAAGAATTTATAAGGGGATGGGCCTTGAGAATAAATATTAATATCATATTGGCCCCAATTATCATTAACGGCTGCTTGAATATATTTTTGAGCAGCGCCAGATTCTACAAATAACGCCTCAGTTAAAGATGAGACACTTGAAGAAGAATAGTCTGGTCTGCTAAGATATATTTTATATCCAGTGATCGGAGTTGTTGTAACAGGCGACCAAGTTGCATAAATGCCAGTTGGTTTATTGCTTCCATTCAAAAGCGTGCCAATGGATAATAATGTTGATGGGGCATCTGGCTTCAAAACAACATCATAAACAGATTTAACATATAAATCTGGCGATGTATCGATCATATCCTTCTCAATGAAGTCTTCTTTATTCTTTATATATTCAATACCCATTACAGAGTATTGATTTGCCTCTTCCTCTTTTGTCGATATTGTTTTATATAGCTTTGGTTCAACTCCAGATCCGCTTAACACATAAAGGCTTCCCTCATTTATTAAATCAAGATTTTTTGGTAAAGTATCTACTGATAAAGAATAAAATCCTTTTTCATATCCAGTTCCATAAACTAGACCGCTATATCCGACTCCATTTGAAGAAGCTAATGTTTTAACATCGCTTTGACCTAAAGTTCCACCACCTACATAAGCCTCTATACCTAGAGACTTTAATGCGTTAGCGACATGAGTTGAAGTCAATGCGGTTGTAACTGGAACTTTATCTGATCCGAAAAAGTTCTTTGGAAACGCTATTGTAGAATACCCAAAGTTAGCTCCAAGCGCCCACTTTGTTCTCGTCGCATCTGCCGATAAATAATCATTAGTAAAAGTATCGCTTGAATAATGGTTTACTCTGCATGTGTAAACTACATCATCCTTTTTAACAATATTACCTACTTCGTAATATCTATTGCTTGTCCAGTTTTCGTAAAACGATTCCCTTCTGTTTCCTATGTCAGCCTGAAGGAAAGTATAATAAGGTCTTAATTTACTTAAAGCTAGTAAGTCTCTATATCTAAATTTTAATCTACCGTAATCGTTCATTCCCTTGGAAGCTCTTTCAATTATTCTGCTTCCACCTTTTATAAATGCGGCAGTGTAGCCAAAAGATGTAGTTGTTGAACTTACATCTTTGCCTATTTTAAATACCTCCGTTGCCGCATAATTATTCCAGTTAGAATTTGGTACAAAACTATTAGAGATTTTCGCTCCATTAGACACCACTGTTATTACGCCATCTGCATTGGCTGCACTAAATGCAGAACCAGACCATATATCATTGAGGTCGTCTACTTCTGTAGATTGCTGGTGAACTCCAAGAGTATTAAAAAATGATACCTTAATTTTATTTGTAGTTACGGTCTGAACTTGAACATTATTAACCGAAATTGTAGATGGAGTAGATATACCATAAGACAATAAACACTCCCAATTAGTTTCGTTTGCTATCAATTGACCAGTACCAGCGGTTCCAGAAACATCAAATTCAATTTTAAGATCATTTAAAACGCCAGACAAGCTTGAGAATTTTGCAACATCCCAACGAGGATTTCCCTCTATAACTGTATTTTGTGGGAATGTATATACCAAGCCAGTCAATTCGCTCTCTCCAGTAATTTGATTGGAACCTGAAACTCTTCCCTCTTCAACGTAAACGTCAATGACTCCTGACTTTAAAAGAAAATCTCCTGTTACAGTTAATAATGCTCCATATGAATTGCCGACTTCTTCTTCTACAGTATGAATATTAAATTTTCTTACCTGAGATTGTCTTCTTGCGCGAATAGTTTCTATGTTGCCAGTGAAGCCTCCATTGCTTCCAGTCATTGAATTTAAATCTGAAACTGCAAAATTTCCAGATGGAACGTGCAAGAAAATACCAGAAGATAATCCTTGAGCAAACTCACTATCAATTCTAATTTGATTTGCTACTTCATCGACATTCAATACTCTTCCAAATGTTCTCGCAACATTTTTAACTTCGTCGCTAACTCCAAATACATCACCAGGTTGCAGATAAGCCGCATTTAATCCAGCGGTAAACGCAACGGTATCAGCTTCAAACATTGAAGAATAAAGAACATATCGCCCTATTCTTCTAGCTTCTGATCTTGATGTGCATCCAGCCGCATTAATTTTAAATGGATTGAGTCCAAACTTTTTAATGCCATCGACATCTTCGATGAACTCTATTTTTGTTTTATAGCCGTCGTATTTATCATTATATACAACTTCGACACTCGTATGTCTTGTATTTTTAGCCGTCTCACTATAATTGAAAGCTCCATCAAGCACATCGGCATTTCCAAAAAACATTACAGGATCTTTTGGCCTATCGGCAAAGAATGAGAATCCTTCTGTATTCCAATAAGTTATGCCTTTAAAAATTGCGCTTATGTCTTTTATTACCTTATAAGCTTCGTCCTTATTGTAGAAAATGATATTACATGTATATCTTGGCTCAAGACCGCCTTTGCCATCTGGCACTCCTTGGAATCTGCCTTTATCATCTACTGCGTCGCAGTATCTACCAACATCATAAAGAGTCCATTTATCTATGGAAGATTGATCAATATGATTTCCTAAACCATAGTTTGCGTTAGTGAGAATATCATAAAGAATCCAAGCTGGATTATCTGTCCATGCAATTTTAAATGTTCCATCCCAATCTCCATAATAGATTCTATTGTTGTCGTAAAACTGCTCGTCGAAAAATTGCTGCAATTCAATATCCGATTTGTGCATCATATTGAATTTACCGCCACCAGTATCAATCGCGAATTCTCTTAAAGTATTTGTGTTAGAGTCTTGTGCGTCAGAGAATAAAAAGTAAAACTGAATGGCGTTTTCTCTGGCAAAATTAAGCATAGTATTATAACCAGAAATAACTTGATCTGGATTTGTGCCAGATATATATATAACTTTTCTTACAGTATTGTTCCAGATTGTTTTTAAAACCTTCTCTTCTGAAACAACTCCCGCCTCATCAGAAAGACCAAATTGGCTTCTTCTTAAAAAGAAAGATGCAATAACGGCATCGTTTACTAAACTTTCATTTATGCTAATTTTGTTGGCGTCATCAAGAGCAGCATTTAATTTTGTATAAAGATTTGTATTATTATTTCCAGATGAATCTGGCGTCTCAACCTCAAAAAATTCATATGTTTCGTAATGGGTGAAATTAGTTATAGTTTCACCAGTTTTTTGATTTATTACTGTATTTTTATCGGCTGATGTTTGCCATATCGATGCTCTGATATAAGTATATCCAGAACAAAGTTTACCCAACATCTCTTTTAAATTTCTTTTAATCAGCCTTCTATTTGCTAAATTTAAGTTCTGATCAATAACAAATACCAAATCTAAATTATTGGGATCGCCATCATAATTCGGATTTGAATATACATATCTTCTGTCTAATCCATTACCGCCAATACCAAAATAATTTGAAGGTACTTTTACCTTCTTCATCTTAACATCGAATTTCTTTTCTGGAATATTCGAAAATGTTCTTGAATCAATTTTTAATCCAACGTGAGCAGTCAATGGATATGAAAATGATCTGTCTACAACTTCAATTATACCTTCAACGCTAACATCTTTAGACACTAATGGAGATATTGTTTCTGGGGTTAATTTCTCAATCGATATAAATCTATCTTTCCCATCAACAGATGGCGGCAATACAATCTCGCCAATCTTTGTTGACTGATTTGTCAAATCAACTGTGGGATCAGAGTTGCTGCCTTCACCTGGGTCTTCTGCTCCCTTGGCAAATCTATTTGGATTTAAAATTTTCATCATTTATTATAAATTAAGATGCCGTTATATTAAAATATCTTACGTCATCAGTTGAATTCGCGACAGCTAATCTTACAGTTCCTTTTGGCGAAAAGCCGTCTAAATAAACAGAATGTCTACCAACCGCCATTAAAGAAGTAATTGAAGACGGTATATTAAAAGCAAACTGACCGTCACTTTGAATTTCTGTAGCAGCCGCTAAAACTTGTTTGCTCGGAAAAGATGTTGTTGTGCCATCTATATCTATTTGGGCAGTTATCCCCAAAACAGGTTTAATTATATTAGAATTGGCGCTACTTAATAAATATGTAGCTTGCCCTTTTAAAACTATTGTTGCCCCTCTAGCAAATGTAGATGTTTCTACGTTACTTGTATTATATATGCCAGTAAATGTTTTAACAGTTCCAGCGCCATAACCAGGTAAACTAAATCCCCAAACTATTCTGTCTGGCGACGACGGAACATAATCAGCAAAGCTTCTATTTTTTAAATAATAAATGACTCCAAGAGCCGAAGTATTATTTCTTGGATTTATTTTAGAAGCTAATATCTCCTCTTGTGTTTTTAATATTGGCATTTTATTAAACGTATTGACCTATTGTTGGAGCTTGTGGCAGTCTAGATAACCAATCAGCATCGCTTCCAATTGATGATGGCAATGATCTTGTAGCAGATGCAGAAGCTGAAGATGTTGTTCCTCCGATTGGTCCCATACCTCCAACCGAAGAAGATCTTCCCAAATCGGTCACCCAAGGAGCAGAATAGGTTTCTTCATTTTCTCCTAACATATAAGCAAATGGGCTTGTTGCACTTCCCCATATTGTAACATCTTGGCAAGTTACTATATTAGAACTTTCTAAACCATGCTTTATTCTTAAAGTAATTGATGTTTGTGCAATCGTGCCAATACTTCCAGCTTTACCTTTTTCGCCTATATCTACAGTGTCATTTAATTTTTCTACTAAAAGACTTATTTTAACTTTTGAAACATCTCGGTTTCTTATCTTATGAATAAATACAAATGGATCTTTGTCTTCACTAGGCCAGTCGCCTTTTGGCGCTCTTCCCCAACGAACAAAGTCTCTTACTTGGTCTGGATTTGGGCCTGTTTTTACATCTGGGTTTTGACCACTAGCGTATGAATTTTTAATTGGACCTAATAATTTAAAATTAACGGCTTTCGGTATACTTACATATTTAAAACTTGGAAGTGGTTTTTGATTCTCTGTACCTAGATTAATCTCCATCAATATGTTTCTATAGTTATATTCACCCTTTGAATTCATTACCGCATTTCCATTTAAATAAATTCCTTTCAACATATCCAAGCCATAAACCTTTTTGCCGAATTGATCTACCAAGCCATAGATCGGGCCTTCGCATATAATATCAATGCTTTCGGCAATAGATATAGATTTGTTTAACTTCTGGTCTTTGGGCGGAATCAAAGCAGGAATTTGTGATTCGTCATCTTTTGCGCCTTTGCCGAATCTATATGAATTCAATATTTTCATTTTAGATTGAGTTTACCTGCGGTGGAAGTGCTATGCCAACAGTTCCATTAAATTTAGTTTCTGTTGGGAGGAATTTAATATTAACCTTTACAGGCGATGTGTTTAAAGTTACTCTATCAAGTTTGACATTGCATTTATATTTTACCTGATAGAACGATAAACCTTCGTCAACCTTATCTATATCTGTTGGTCTGTCAGCGACAAATCTAATAATTCTATTTGAATTGGCGGATTTACCTTCGTAATAACTGAAAGTATCCTCGTAAACAAATCCATCTGCGGGAATTGTATAACCACCAGGAGTTGCTATCTTAATAAATACTGAACCAACTACAGGAGAACTTGCTCCTAACTTGCCCCAGTTTACAGTTCCCAATTTAACAATTTTATATTTTTTGCCCGTGACCATACTTGTTGCAGGAATAAGTTGGGTTTTGGACATAAACTTCTGGTTCTTGGGTATAATCAAATCTGTAGATTTTTTATGGAAAAGTGCAGATGATGGTATTGGAGCATAATTTGAATAAGTTCCATCCCAATTACTATCATATTGATAATAAACCGTTATGCCTTCCCCGCCCAGATCATCCTGAAATCTTGCATACATTCTATGATAGCCAACTGTTAATAAAGCTTCTGTTACCAGAGATGGTAAAGCTGCAATCTCGGATTGAGTTGGATTATTGGGATTCGCAAATCCAGAATACATTCCGTGATTGCCGTAGTATGAACTTCCAGTCCAACCATCAATAAAGAAATCAGAAGCGTCATCCGAATCTAATTTAAATCTATATTTAACAACTGGATAAACTTGACCATCTCCAACTACCACCGTAGAATTCTTTTTGAATGTCATACCCGGTACTGGAGCTATTGCCGCGCCATTTTCTCCGGTTAATCCTATACTAGCCCATTGATTAAAAGTACCAACTTTTACTATCTCATACATTACATCTGCTGTAGCATCCATTACGCTAATTAATCTATCTCTCACTAATGGCACATGGAAATAACCTAAAAATTCCATTCCATAGTTATCAACATTTGCATTACTATCGCCGACACTATTTTCATTTATATTTTTAAAATCACCAAGATAAATTTTATCATCAAGATTTTTGGGAGCGCCAAAACGATCAAATCTTTCATTCATATCTCCGCTGGTTTGTGGAGAAGTTGCTATTCTTTGCCATTTAACAACATCCGTAGGAAGAAATCTAGAATTATCAGACAAAGCATAATATAAACTTTCAGTATCTGGAGATGTTACCTGCTGCCAATATGTTGTATTTGTTATACCTCCAACTCCAGTTGGTAATTGATTTGAATTGCCTGCTATCGATTGATAATACTTATCATTAAAAGAAATAAGTTCGCCGCTTACATATGTATAAGTTGAATCCCATATAGCGAATTTAAGATTTTTAAATTGCATTGGACCATATTTAACATATTGATTTTGTTTGTAGCTCGCAAAGAATGAAGCGTCAGTATTTTTAACATTCAAATCTGGGTTGAGCGCGAAATCGGGAGCTTGATAAGATCTATAAACTAATCCAGCATCAAACGAATATGGATTCTCAATTCTTATCTTTGGCTTGCCTCCATCAGCATTCATGTTTGACCATTGATATTCAATGTCTTCGTCAAAAGTAGTTAAGTTTGGATTAGATACTACTTCTCCATCTCTCTTGACTACTACTTCTACTGGCTCAGTAGTTACTTTTGATGTTGCATTTGTAACAATATTAATATAAGAATTTAATATATTTACGGAAGCAAATGAAAGTGGCTCATCCATTCCCATTGCCTGATTAGTATAAAAACTGTCAAGAGTGATACTTGGCGAATCTTCATTCTTATATTCAAGTTCAAGAAAATCATCAATTGGTCTATCAACTGGGGCCATCAAAGTTTTAATGTCAGTCTTTAGAGGATAATGATTAATGCCAAAGCTAATTTGCGAAGACTCTACTAGTAGTCTTCCATATCCAACTGGCACAGCTTGCCCTTGTGATGTGTTTGGCGGTTTTTGTCCGAAGAGATAAGATTTGCCTCCTGCCGCAACTTCTTGATTAAAGTCTGGTTTTGGAGGAGGGAAAAGAAGCGTCATTACGCCTTGAACCAGTAATGCACTTCCGATATAAGCTAAAAATTGAGCACCAGGAATAGGTAAAAATGATGCGGCGATTAATAAAGCGCCTACTACCGTTTGAACAACACCATTGCCGCCAGCCCCCCATACAGCAGGAATTATATGAACTTCTTTAGGAGCTTTTGTTATTAAAAATTCATTTGGGTTTTCTACAACTTGATCGTCAACAACTATTCTATAATGAATATTTTTTGCGGCTAATTTTTTTACTTCATCAAAAAATCCTTTTCTATTGGCATTAATCGCCAAAAAAACTTCTTTGCCAGAATTTATGTGAAATTTAAATTCTGATCCAAATTTGTTTCGCAACTCACCATATAGATAAACATTAGTCATATTTTTGTTTTAATAATTCTATATACTGTTTATTTACATGAGGTTTTCTTGGCACTAAAAGATTAAATGATTCTGTTTTTTTGCTATAAATGACATAAGGAATACAAGAATTCTCGCAATTAAACTTGTCAAACTCTGATTCATTATCGCCTGTCTCTGGATGAGTGTGGTAAATAGCGGCTAATTTACCACTTTTCATATGGCGCAGTATTTCTAATGGATGTATCTCAAACAAATCATTTTGATAAACTGCGATGTTCTTTGCAGGTTCAGTTTTTAATTCTCCATTTTCCACAAATACAAATCCACAAACTTCAAGATTAGATGTTGATGCGTGTTCTACAATTGATTTCATATTATCCGTTTATTGAGTATTCTTCTGTTCCTGGGAATCCACCAAAAGGTAAAGATGCTTCGCGCCCAAATCTTAATTTACATCCACTTAAAGTTTTAGAGCATTGATCTGCCACCCATAATGTTTTATTTAAATAAGGCGCATTGGTTGGCGAACTGGTATGATCTTTAAGGCATATATAAATCTTTTGTAACGGCTCCCAATTTGGAATTGCATTTATATTGTCTTTAGGAATTTTTACGTTATGGTTTTCGACATAAACAAAGTCGCCTACCTTATAATTACTTTTAGTTACCCATCTTCCACGATCAATTGTTACTCCATCTCCAAGAGAGCTTTGATTTAATGACACTGTTCTGCTCAAAGAGATATTAGAACTGAAGTTTTGATTTGCTGCCAACTTGCCAACTTCATCTATGTCGTAATAAAGTCTCGACGCTGGCAATGCTACCCAAGAAGCTGAATCAACAGCGAGAGACATATTAGCTGAATTTGGAGTTTTGTAATATAATGCAAGTCCTTGAGCACCAGTTGATTCCGCATATCTAATTAATAATCTATGATACCCTTCGCTTAAATATTCTACTCTGCCAGACCATTTTGGCTTTGACGCAGGGTCTTGCGGGCCGGGTCCATAATCTTTTACAATGATATTATTATTTAAAATGAACTCTACAGATTCGTCATTATTAACTCCAAATATGTATTCTCCTGCTTGTCCTTTACCAACTTTGAAAAACCCAAGAAACTCAAGATAGAAATTATCTTCGTTATCTACAGATATATTTGACACAACAGATTCTGTTGCTGTTGTTACTGAACTAATGCCAGATATAAAGGTCGCTGTATTTGTTGGCAGTACAAGGCCAGCTTTATCATATCTACGTTTAATTAAGCCGTTTCTAACATCGGTAGGAGAAGATATTTTAACGTCATTTTCATCTGCTATTGGTGGGCCAGAGTACCTGCAACCTATACCTCTGTAATGAAATGAACAATATCTCGCCATTACAATTCTTTTAGGGAAAGTGACATTATCAAGCTCTAACGGCGAAGCTAACTCAAACTCCACAATTGATCTGTTCTCAGAAGATTTTCTTAAGATATAAAATACCTGATCTTCCAAACCTGCACTTGGATCAGCAGATCCATAAGGATGAACTGACCCAGAAAAGTTTTTGTTATCTAAAAATTTGACGAAAGTTCTTTTTCTAACTATCTTGGCACCAATAAGGTTATCATATCGACGAATCAAGTTCGACATGAAAAAGTCTTGGTTTGATACCATTAACTTTGGTCTAGGTAAAGAACCATCCCCCTTTGATTCGAAACCAGAACTCTGTATGGGAAATGGAGAATATTCCTGACCTTGCCACCAAACTGAGCCATTTATGCCGTTTGTGCCACCATGAATGTAGAGTTTTTCGTCTGGTCTATTAACATAATCATAATAAATCACGAAGAATTCAAGCAAGGCCGTAGGCTCAAGCGAAAAAAGCTCCGCATTTACTTTATGATTAGATTCCCTTGACATTTCCTTTTACCTCAGATTATATTTACACTCATGGACATTAAAAACAAAATAAAAATAGATTCGTTTGAAATACATAAAATGTCCAAGTTAGATAAGAACGCAGTATTGAAAATAGCATTAAAGGCCCACCTTAATCATAAAGTTGCATCTATACAAAGTCCAACTATTTTTTTTAATAAAATAGGGCAAATGATAGATCAAAACATTAAAAATTCATTTGTTCTTAAAACCACAGACGGAACTGTCTTTGGGGCAACTATTATTAAAGAAATAACCAATGTTAGCGCCTATGTAGTTACATCCTATTTTGATTCTAATTATGTTTTAACTCAAGAAATGTTAAAAGCTTTTCATGCGGAATTAAAGAAAACAAAATTTAATGAGTTTTATACTAAGATTTTAAAAAGCAGAAAGAACAGCGATAGGTATTTAAAATTAATGAAAATGTACGGATTCATTGAACTTGTAGAAGAAAATGATGTTTTTTGGAAATTAAGGTACAAAAAGACTTGACAGGATAAAAAAACCCAAGTAAGTTTAGTTAATGAAATTTGAAAGGCTTATCCAGCTTGCCAGAAATCTCATCATTTATGACGATATTGAGTTGCGCTGCCGACACTTCGCTTTTATCTTAAATAAGAATAAAATCGTTTCGATTGGCAAAAACTCCAAGAAGTCTCATCCAATTAATCAAAAATACGGTTATTTTGATGGCAGCGGCTTACACGCGGAAGCTTGTGCGATAATTAAATCTGGTCGCATTGACCACTCAAGACACACTTTGGTCACATTTCGTATTGACAGAAATGATAAAATCGCTATGGGTAAGCCATGCAAGCACTGTCAAAAACTATTGAAAGACGTAGACTTTAAAGAAATATTCTATTCTAATGAGCAAGGCGAATTCGAAAGATCCAAATAAACTAGATGATGGTTTCGGAAATATCTGGTACAAATGCAATTTTAATGAAGATTGTGGCTTGCATATTGTACGGCCCGGTAAATCGCAATGCTGGTGCGATTCAATCGAAATGCTATCAGATCACGATTCTGATCTTGAGCGTTTTGGTTGGGCTGGTGCTGGTTGGTATTTCTGGAATGTAACCAGAAATAATTGTTATGGGCCTTACTCAAGTGAAGAGCGCGCAAAACGTCAATTTCTTAACCATTTAAAATTACTAGACAATGAACATTCTGATAATCGAAGCGACCAGTAAGCGAAAGCCTCTTGCAGAAGACTATAGTGACACATCAATTGTTCACTGTCGAAATAGCTTGATCTTAAAGAAGGCTTTGGGCGCAGACCTTCTTGACGGCGAATACTTCCTGCCAGAAGTCTTGAAGAAGCAGTATGACGTTATCATTTGTTGCTACGCTTCGCCGTACATGCCTCATGTACCGTATCGTCAGATTCTAGAAAAGAATCCCAAGGCTCGCTACATTTGGCTAGTAAATGATCACGATGTTGAAGACAATCAACTTTTGCGTTGGGGCATTCAGAACATGAATCTCAGCTATGACATGATCTGTAACAACCCCAGAGAGGGCTACAGGCACTGGATACTGAACAAGAACATCGCAAATAAGAAACTTAATGATTTTATTAACAAGTGGCTTACTGTTAATTTAAATTCATTAATTATGGATGATGCCAGAACTCCAGTTGACATTTCACAAAAGAATGGAGTTATTTATTATGGGACTTACCGTAAGTGGCGCGCAGAATCATTCAAAAAATTTCTAATTGAAGGAGTATTTCTTTCTGCTTCTAATAAAAATTGGAAGAAGTTTGAGGCTCTCGGCTGTAAGTGCAACTACATACCTAAACTTGAGTGGCAAAAGAACAATGAAGATTTGAGAAAGTTTAAATATTCAATTTATATTGAAGATGAACATACTCATACCCACTACGCTTTCCTTGCCAATCGTTTCTATGAGTCTTTAATGTCTGATGTTGTGATGTTGTTTGATGCTGATTGCTCCAATACCATAAAGCAATGTGGCTATGTTATTCCAGAATGCCTCATCCTTGATGACAAAAAACTCAAAAATGGAGTGGTTAATTACGCGGAATCTCTTGCTTTTCAAACGAATCTGATGTATCAACAAACGTTCTTCGATCAGGCAATGGACGAAAAACTAACGGCAATTAACCAAATAAAGGAATTTATCAAATGAAATTTTTTATCCAATTTTCAGTTACTGAGGCTTCCGCCAAAAAAATCGGGATAGATTTAAAAAAACGTTATTTATGCAGTGTTCAAAGTCAGGCTTCTCTACAAAATTTTGTATCAATATACGTTGTCGAATTTAATTCAATTTTTGTCATGGAGGTAAAGGAAATTAACTTTATTAATAACAGAATGGTATTTCATGGCTGGTTAAATTATAATTCTGAATATTTGTGCCAATGTGTAGCTGAACTTTATAACGATTAAGAATATGTTTTCTAAAAAAAATAAAATTAAATTTTATAATAGGATACCAAGCATAGCTGAAACATATCCAATTATTGAAGCGAAAAATGTTAAAAGACCTTGGCTTGAAAAAAATGGAAAAGATTTGGGCGAATTCTTAGATAATGTAAAGAAATGTCCTATTTCTAAATTGCGTGATGTAGTGGGAAATTCAGCGTTTATCTCAAGGTGTCCTGGTATTCGACAGTTTATGAATACTGGATACATCATTACAAATCCAGTAGATTTTTATGTTGAAACTTATGGAGATCGCTCTAGAATTGAAGTCGCTGCTATAAATCCTCCAGTTGAAGGAGATAAATTTAAAGTTTCCGTCCATCCAGAATCACAGATGGACCCATATTCAGCCATGCCTTTAAATTCTGTAAAAAAAGCATTAAAAATTACTACTGGATGGAATATGGTTTGTCCAAAAGATTATTTATTTTTGGTAACTTCTGTATATTACAACAATGAACCGAGATTCACATCTCCATCTGGAATATTAGATCCATTGATTTCAAATCAGGTTAATGTATTTTTATATTGGAACGTCCTTGAAGGACGCGAATTAGTTAAAGCTGGAACTCCTATAGCCCAATATATTCCTATTCCAAGAAATTTAATTCAACCAGAGATTGAGTGTTTGTATATGGAAGATCAATATCTATTTGATGCGGCACGGAATCTTATGCATAATTATCGAACTGATGCTGGTAGAGATAACGGTAGCATGAGAGAATTTTTTTCAAAAATCTTCAAAAAATTTTACTGATGAAATGGTACAAGCCTTTATGCACTTTTGAAGTAATTGCTGATAATTATTATTATCCTAATGCAAGATCACAGTCTATTTATCTTCATGAAGATGAAGAGTTCTCTGTATGGAACAAGCAGAAAGATTTGTTCGATGCGGATTGTGAATATTGGGCCACTCATGATGGATGGTTACTAAAAATAGAAAAAAAACATTTAGCGCATCTTGTGGAGGTGAATGATTTATGATGACTTTAAAAGAGCAAGAAGATAAAGTTTTTGAAGAAATAGTAAAAGTCAAATCTGAAATGGAAACCATCGTCGGTTTCAAAGTAACAAAGACGAACTATAAAAAAGCTATTATAGAAATGACCAAGAGAGCCGCTAACAAGGGAGATGTCTTATCTCAGCTTTCGATAGACTCTCAAGAAAAGATTCAAAATTTCTTTTCTGTTTGTCAGCAATTTCTCGGAGAAGTCATTTGGCAGAGTATTACCGACAAAAATATTAAAATTTGCATTTCGTACAAAGACAAACCTTTGACTGCGTGGAACATACCAATAGATGTCTTCTGCTCCAAAGAAGAGGCTTATCAGTTATCTGTCGCCATGATGGCTAAAAGTTTATCAGATTGTTTCTCGGCTTATTTTATGTCTCCAGCTTTAAGGCAAGCCGTTATTGATGGCGATGAAGTTGCGGTTAAAGCATTGTATCACTCATTCAGTCGCCCATCGATGCAATCATCTTTAAATAATTTAATTATGCTAAAAGAAAATTTCCCTGATTTTTATCAACATATTACTACTAAACTTGACGTAATGACAGTCGAGAATATGGAAGAGTTTATTAATAATAAAAATGAGCCTAGAAAAAGCAATAAAGCACGGCAAGGAAAAAAGAAAACCGTATCAAGGATCAAAAAGTTTTGATCGGAGTTGCAGGAATCATGGTTCTTGCAAGTATTGCGAAAATAATAGATCATATTCCAATAAAAAAAGAAAGCGTTCTGCTAATGAACAATTAAACGAATATTACGACGAACAATAATGCCTCACCTTAATGCAAACATCCCTGTATTTCCAGCTTATTTAAAAAGCGACTTCCTCTATAACAACGAGAACAAAAAAACAGAATACGTTCTTTGTGAAGTTTTTGGGGTTACCAGCTTAACCAGAAGATGTTTAACGTTTCAAGTCATGACGGAATATGGCTCGCGTCATGATCGTGTTCCAATTCATTTTTTGGTAAACGAGCCACAACATTCTAATTTACCCTTAGATTGGTTGCAGTTGTGGGACTGTTTCTCTTATGACATTTCAGTTACCCGATGGGAGTATCATAAAAATGCGAGAGTTAATATTCAGCTAAAGAACCATGAGTGGGTCGAGGGTAAATATCTTTTTACTATTGACTGGCGCGACAATCCAGACGCTTCTTACGGATACTCTGAAATGGCTGGCGGTCATAAGTGTGGTCATGTTATTTGGGGGCTGAAAGATAAAGATGGCAAGCCTGTAAACCAATTGTTTTTGCAACCAAATAACAGAGTTGTATGGAAAGATGGTGGGGCTTTTATCTCTAAAAAGTTAGAGAAACCTGATTGGCAAGTCTTTACTCAAGAGTTTACCTGCGAAGGAGAAGGCAAATGGATTGCCGGTGACAATTGGGATTACTTTTA